TCAGAAATGAGGTTAATAAAAAAATGACGCCAGAGCGGAAAGAGATGGTTGAATTGTTGAGAACTGCTAGATACCATTGGCCGTATCCAGCAGCAGAGAGCGATCTGATGGCGAGAATCACTCCAGAACTGGCCCAGAAGATAACTGAAGCTGGAAATTCTCTGGATTCCGCTGATGACGGAGAACGCGTTGCTAAGGCATTGCAGGGCGTGGATGATGGTTGCACATTCATCCAGTTAGAGCCACCCATAAACTACGAAGCGGATGTGAAGAAGCGATTTAAAGGCGCTCACGAAGTTGAGTTTGGAATAGTTGACAAGAATCTAATTTGGCTCGGCGAAGATTGGAAGTCCGCCTACGAGCGCATAGGAGGTTAATAAAAATGCAAAAATCCACAATCAGATACCTCCCTCAAAATAGATACTGGAACCTTAACTATCAAGGCTTTACAGATATCCCGTTCTGTACTTTTGAAGGTGCGTTGCATTATCTTCTGAAGAATTCAGAACAAGATATTAGAACTCAGAAAGCAGTAGCTAGAATAAACAATGAGTTAAGCTGGGCACTTTTATCTATAGCTGAGGATAAAATGCTTAAGAAGATTGTAAAAAATAACTGTCGAAGTATTACTAAGAAACAATATGGATGGCTTGTAGGGATTATAGAGAGACAGAGAGTTAATTAAAAAAGGAGAATTATTATGGGTCAATGGTGGTATCTGTTCTGGCATGATGCTCCAACATTCTTAGTAACAATAATTATATTTACATTTTTAATCTGCATTATAAAAATTGTTTGTGCTTTAACTTAAAAGGAGTTAAGAATGAACCCAGCATTTACTATAAAGCCTATTGGTCTAGCGGCTTTGAAGGCTAAAGCTACTGCTGCACAGGCAGAGGCTGGAGCCTTAGCACTTTTACAGCCTAAGCCTACCCCTGAAAAAGTAGAAGAGAGACTAGGAATAGTCTTTGATGATTCAGGTTCTATGGGCGGAGAAAAGATTAAGGATGCTCATGAAGGCGTAGAAGAATTTCTACGTTCTTGTGCTAAGGATAAAACTTCTGTAGCTATTTATCCTATGAACGCGCAGCCTTTGCACCTTTCCCTTAATCTCCCAGCTCTAGCACTTCTTACGAAAGAGATAGAGGCCACTGGAGGAACACCTCTTGTTGAGGTCTCTAAAAGACTTCTAACAGAGGAATCCCTTACCAGAATGATTATCTTCTCCGACGGCGAAGCGGGTGATAACTATGCTACTGGCGGATATCTCTATGATCGAGACACTTCTGAAAAAGAGCGCTCCGAGCCTATAGACGAGGTTATTACTCTAGCGGTTTCTAAGAAACTATCCATTGATACTGTCTACATCGCAGATCAATATGATGAGCCTGATAATAAAGCAGAGCTTTTGTTGAAGAAAATCGCGTCGAGAACAGGTGGAATCTATCTCCGATTCGAGCGTGGGAAGAGTAACTTCAGAACAGCTTTTAAATACCTCGCACCTACTTACCGAGCCATGCTTGCGGATAAATCTTTTGTAGAGAAGCTGCAAGAAGGCAAAGTCTAATCTACAGGAGTCCTAAATGGCAACCCCAAACTCTATTCCAGGAATGCCGGAGAATCGAAGGCATGGAAGACCTCTTCAGAGATTTCTAAAGAAAAAGGATAAGTCTTATAGAATAGACAAAGCCCAAAAAAAGAAGTTTTATAAAGAGAATATTCTCCGTAGGTCTTATTCCTACGGAGAGTTCTTTATTTCACAAGGGAATCACGTGCATCCTTCTTATGTAGAGCTATATGCTCTAACCGAAGAAGAATACGAACAAGTTCTAGCAGAGAGGAAAGAGATTATATAATGACACAAGAGAAAAATCTTTTCGAAGCTGCTTCTGAGACAGAAAAAACCAGAGCCATGCTAGTCCTTAAACTAGGTGGCCTCGGCATAAAAGCCGCGTTCTCAAAAGTTGAAGAAGGGCCAATAGTAACGACTTATTATTATAGACTAGCTCATGATTTTCCTATCGCTAGGATTCTTAAAGCCGAGGAAGATGTAGCCCTCGGCTGTGGAGTTGATTCAGTCCTTATCTCAAGAGAAGGAGGTGAAATTGCAATTGCAATCCCTAATAAACATAAAACCACAGTCTCTTTCGACTCTTGCTTGCATTCTTTATTCACTGAGCCTAAGTATTCTAGCTTTAAGCTCCCTATTATTCTTGGAGTTAACACTCGTGGAAATCCAGCAGTTTTGGATTTATGGGATGCGCCTCATATTCTCATAGCTGGGAGTACAGGAGCTGGGAAGAGTGTTCTCCTTAATTCTATAATCGCTGGTCTAGCCTGTAAGAATAGCCACAGAGATATGAAGTTAATTCTAGTAGATACTAAGCAACTAGACCTTACTTTATTCTCTGACCTCCCTCACACAGTAGAGATGGTTGATACTGTGGATAGATTCCATGCTACCTTTGATCGTCTTATGGCTATTGTGAGACAAAGAAAAGCACAGCTTAAGGGAGTGGCTAGGAATGTAGCTGAGTATAACAGCCAGATGAAAGCTATGGGAGGTTCTACACTTCCTTATTATGTTGTTATAATTGATGAGCTAGCAGATGTTATTGCTGAAGATGCTTCAAGAGCTAAGACAGATTCAGAGATAAAGTTCTTCGCTAGAGTTCCGGCTAGAATCAAGAACCTTATTCAAGTATGCCGTGCTCTTGGAATTCACGTCATAGCTGCTACTCAAAGAAGCTCGGTAAAGATTATAGACGGAGATATTAAAGCTAATCTCCCAACTCGAATCGCGCTTAGACTTCCTTCAGTCCATGATTCTATGACGATCTTAAATACAGGAGGAGCAGAGAATCTTTTAGGCCAGGGAGATATGCTTTTACAGTCGCAAAACAGTGCAAATCTCCAACGTTATCATGGGCCTTATATAGACCTAGACCACATCGCTAATGTCTTAGTTAATTGTGATTCTATTAGAGACTCATATGCTTCTATGAACTTCTAATAAGTAGACTCTAGAAAGACCCTTGACAAAGCCCTCAACCGCGTATACACTAAAACAATGCCCACCCCTATCTATTCTTCTAGCAAATCTACAGGCCGCAAAACAGCTATAAGAGGAGTTCGTTTGTACGAGACACAATTGCAGAAGCTAAATTCCCCAGAATATAGTGGTAATGCTAGTGTCTTAGTTCGCTTGCTTCTCGAAGAGTTTTTTGCTGATCGTATTCCTTCGGTTAAGATGCAGTTTCATAAACTTTTGAATGAATCAGAGTCAAAAACTTAAACTGTACCAAGAGGAGCTATCCCTAGCTATGAGATACGAAGCTAGTATAATCCCAGTCTGCCCTGACTGTGAACAGGAGCATGAATTAAATACTAAACAATGTGAGGGATGTGGGATAATATATTGCCATCATTACTCCTCCCCCACAGATACCAGATTCTGTGGTAATTGCTTAGCTGATTTTCATGTTTTAGAAACCATAGAGACTAAAACAACAGTACATACTAACGACGCGGGGGAGATTACCTACACCCGCAGACAGACGGCTAAAAACTTGAAATTAGAAGGCACAGATTGGCTTTTTTCAGCAGCTAAGATTCCTACTCTTACGGATGAAGAGCTTCTTGCGACGATAGAGTATCATGGGGCTATAAAGTCCATGATGCTTCAAGAGCGCGAGGCTCGGCATGTGGAGCGGTATAGGAAACTTGCGGCTATAAAGATTATAGGCCCGCCAAGGCATGTACTTGAGCAAGATGAGCTAGATGCCCAAAGAGCTGGGAAGCCTATGCCTAAACATAGGAAGGCTACAGCTGTAAAAACTGTTACAGCACCAGCCACCGCAGAGCAAGCTGTAGATATGCTGAAGAAACTTCAAGCCGCTGGATTCACAGCAGAGATGCTTAAGGCTTTAATCAGAGGTAAAAAGTAATGGGATCTTATAGAGATGATAAAGGTAATTTTCATCATGTGAATGATGTTCAGGATATTCCGGTAAGATTTCAAGGTCCGGAGTTCATGGGGCAGACGGCAGGAACAGCTAATGCTATGACTGCTCAGGAAGTAAAAGAGCAATATGAGAAAGTAGCTGCGGATACTGAGAAATATAAAAATCCTATCCTAAACGAGCGTGAGAAGACTCATGGATATTTTAATTCTGTGGCCGAGACTTCACAAGAGATTCGCATAGCCATGCAGAGGGCGCAGTGCAAAGTTGCAGAAGTGCAAGGAAGTAAATCTTCAAGACTAATTAATACGGTGCAAGCTGAAGCACTAACAATGATGGCTACTAAGATAGCAAGAATTGTTAATGGCAATTCTAAAGAGCTAGATCATTGGCGAGATATCGTAGGCTATGCAGAGCTAGTGATTAAAGATTTGGAGTCTCAGCCATGACCCTAGAAGAAGCCCTATCAAAATATCACTTTCTCCAACGTAATCCTGAGACTGGTGGTCTAGAGATGTTTCTAGATCATCATTCTATGGCTTCTTTCAGAATGTGCCAAGCGAAGTTTGAGCTTGAGATTCTTAATAATGTTCGCGGGAAAGGTCGTGAGTGGTCTTTAGATTTTGGTGTAGTCTTTCACACTATGGTTGAGAGGTTTTATATCCTTAAGCGCGATAATGAATTTGAAGCCCGCCCTTGGGTAGAGTCTGGGATAGAACTATGGCATTCTAAAAATCTTGATTCTTTTTCAGAACATAAAACCTATAAAGCTCTAGGTGGGCTTCCTGGATTCATGGCACTTCTTCTGCAATATTCTGAGTTTTATGAGAGTGAGCTTGATAGACTTAGGCCGATAGGGATTGAGGTTCCTTTTGGGAAAAAGAGAGAGGTTCCTCTTGGAACAGTCTATTTTTATGTGTCGGCTACTAATGAAGTATTATTGTGTCATTGCTACCTCACAGGTCGTATAGATTTTTTAATGGACTCAGGAAATGCTATCGGCCCCCTGGATCATAAGACCGCAGCATGGTTTTCCGGTGATATGACAGAGAACCATGATCCACAAGAAGGCATGACAGGATATGTCTATGCGACTTCGCATATTATAAAAGCTAATTTCCCAGACCTCTTCGCAGGTCGTAAATGCGATAGAGTTTGGATGAATTATGTCCAAGTCAAGGGGGAGGAAGATTTTAACAAGCGCTTTAAAAGAATACCGATCTTCAAAACCGAATGGCAGCTTGAAGAATATAGGCTACGTCAACTTCAGACGATGAAGGGAATTCTGGAACTTATTCTCTCAGGCGATAGACCTACTATGAACACTAGTGTTTGTAATAATGTCTATCATAAGAAATGCCCTTTTCATAGGCTACATCGTCAGAACTCACCTGCGAATATGTTAACAATTCTACGAAATGACTACGAGGTTGCTCCAATATGGGACCCAGAAGATATGAGGGATTAGTTTTGCATTGGGTTATTAGAAAAATACTAAGATGGTTTTGTGCCAAGACAAAACAACAATGTTCTGGTAAGATGCGTTCTGGGTATGCTGATATGTATTGCTCAAAGACAGCATTTCATGTCGATACCTGCACAGATTTTAAAGGTAATGTTTTTAAAGATATTAATTTTGACTGGAGTAAGTTTAATGATAAATAATCGCTGCCATATTATACTACCTAATAGTCTGCAATGTGCTGCTGAAGCAGCTGCTATTGTGGATGGGGTAAGACAATGTCTTCTACATCTTGGATATCTTGCTGCAAGAATCAAGACTGATCCTTCGGTAGCTATTCCAAAGACTATTTATGTGTTTGATCCCTCAAAGAAGGATTCTATATCAGCACTTTTTGAGGATGCTGAGGTTCCTAAAACAAATGTAGTAAAACCAGCAGTAAAACAAGTAATTGCTCAAAAATAAAACTAAAAAATCCTAATCCTTATCTTAGCTTATCACAGAGGTTACTAAATGTTTGAATTCATATCAGGTCTTTCAGAGGCGGCGGCAATGCCTACGGAGAAGAAGTTAAAGATAGCCATAGTTGGAGAACCTAAGACGGGTAAAAGTTGGTTTGCCTCTACAGCTCCAGGTCCGGTTTATATTGCGGACTTTGACGATAGAGCAGAGAGTCTTAGAGGAAAGAAAGATGTCTTTGTAAAGACTTATGTAGATCGAAATCTTGATTCTCCAAATGCTATTCAGAATCTTGAAGTTGATCTTGCGGCGTTTAAGTATGCCAAGTCTAAGGGAGAACCTATCCCCTCTTCATATGTCCTAGACTCCGCAACTTATATGCGTAAGATGTGTGAGAACCAGCTTATGTATTCGGAGAAGTCTTTATCTCGGGTGATTCGGGTAGGTTCTAAGACTATTAAAATTGCTAGTGGTTGGGATGTTATAAATGCCAATAGGTCATATATGGAATACTTCATTGGTGAGTTCTCGCAGCTTGGGCATTTGATAATGGTGTTCCACGAGCAGGCAGAGAAAGATAACATTAAGTCTACTAAAGATACTAAGGCATACACTGGAAGATATACTATCCAACCCCAGTATCTTAGTTCTATTCTTTCTATCTTTAATGAGATTTGGCGTATAAAGATTCTATACGATGGCTCTTACTCCGTAGAAGTAAAGCCCTCAAATGAGTTCTTAGCATCCACGACTTTGAAACTGGATGCTAATGAAAAACCCTCGATTATTGATATGCTTAAGAAGCATGAGTCAAGGTCGATGGCAGCAGTACCAGCACTTACAAAGTAACGATCATATCCTAAAACTGAAAAGAGAATAAATAAAATGGCTTTTAAATTTGCAGTTTCTAAAGAAGCAATCGCAGGTCAAGACGTTGTGCCAGCCGGGATTTATGATGTTAAGCTTATTGGATTCAAGCCGCAGCTTTCAAAGAAGGGTGATAGTCTTAATTACAATCCAATGTTCGAGATTGTAAATCATCCTGATTACGCAGGACGGAAGCTTTTTGATTCTTTGAATACCGGAGCAGGCTGGCTTTTTGAACCATTCGTCCAATGCTTTGGTCTTGCTCTGGAGACAGAGGATGGTGAAAACTTCAATCTCCCCGGCAAATGGGACGGTGATCCACAGACTTATAAGGAAGATGATCCTTCGACGTATAAGTATGTTGGGCCGCTTCTTGGTCGGACTGGTAAGGTTGAGGTTAGCATTGATTCTTATAATAATAAAGATAAGAATATCATTGCTAAGAATGGCTATTTGAAGAATGTTTCTTTGGGTTAGGCTGACGTGCTGTCCTCCTTATGGGCAGATCGATGAGCCTAAGGGTGGGAGTGCTTCTACAGGCTCCCACTATTTTTTATTTTCTAAAGGAGATAGCTATGGCTATTGAGACTTCAGATATATGTGAATACTGCGGCATGCCTTTGGATGGGTGTATTTGCACTGATTTTGACGAAGATGATGAAGACGAAGACGAGGATGCAGAAGAGGATATCTAATGGCTTTTATTCAAAACAAAGGTAATCCATCTTCAAAAGTATGGGTCATAGTCAATGAACCTCTAAGCGGGGATAAGGATAAAGGCTTTCTTTATTCTGCCCCGCTTGGCTGGGTTTTTGACAAGATGATGAAAGAGGCTGGGATTCCTGATTATTATGTCTTTTCTCGAAGAACTGATCCTGAGAATGGGGCAGCTTATAGAGATACTCTAGGAGAGCTTAATAAACATCAGCCTCCGATTATTATAGCTCTTGGTAACGCCAGCGCATACCTCTGTGATGAGCTTATTCCTAAGAGAAAAGGCCCAAAATATAATCCCGATAAGGATTCTGAGATATCAAAGTATGCTGGTTCTTTGCTTCAGTGTAAACAACTACCATATCCCCATTATGTAATCCCTACATATGAGCCTATGGATATAGTAAGACAGTGGAAGCAACGTGATATTGTTATCAATTGTGATCTTGGCAAGGCCGCCACAGAGCTTGAGTACCTTAAGATTAATGGAGTCCTTCAACCTTTACCAAAGAGAACTCCTAAAATAGACTTTGAATCCTTTGATGAGCTTCTCTCTTTACTTGAGAGTTTTAAAAACTATCCCTACGTGAGTAACGACATTGAGACAATTTATCCAAAGACGGGTTCTATCTTTAAAAAGATTCATCCAGGATATCCTATTACGATTGGTCTTGCGCCCAGTAAAGAATTTGGCATTTCTTTTGATCTATTTAGAGAAGATAATACAGAAACTATCAAACTCTGGAGAACCTTGAATTCCTTGTTATCTACTGTACCATCAGTCGGACAGAACTTCTTCAATTTTGACTCGTCGTTTTATGAAGCCTTAGGATTTACTATTCCCCTAGCCCTCTGTCGAGACACGATGATCCAACATCATCTCCTTTGGCCAGAGTTACCTCATAAATTACAATTCTTAGCTCGCCAATATACTAGGGAGCCCTTTTGGAAAGATGAAGGTGCTGGGTGGACTATAAAGAACATGCGTGGGATGAAGATTTACAACTGCAAAGACGTTATGGTTACTATGGAAATCTTTGAAGAACAACAGAAGGAATTTAAAGACCGAGGAATATTATGATTGATGTATCGAAGTTAACCGGTTGGCAGATAGAGAATGCCGTGAAGGCTTACCGAGTTGGGGCTTCCGTAAGAAGCCAAGAAGATTCTCTTCGTAGCGCCGCAGTCTACCTACAGCTACCGATTGAACCGCCAACGGAAGCTGAGATTGATTATGCCTTTACTGAGTCGCTGAGTTATGGCGTTACCGGAGTATTAAAGGATTTTGTCAACCGCCGCAACGCCGCCAACTTCCTCAAGCCAGACCCGCGCAGAGAGATAATCTCACGCGTCTTACGTGAACCTTGGACGAACGAAGAAGATCGAATTACTCGAATACTGCAAAATCTTGACGAGGTAGAATAAATGTGCGAATTCTGTGGAGCAAAGAAGAAATTTTCTAAAGAGGCTATCGAGAGTCAAGATTTTCAAGAGATGAAGAAGGCTTCAGAAATGATCCAAGAGCTTCATAAACTCTGTGAGAAGAATAATTTTCCTTATATTTTTATCATAAAGAGCGAGCATTCTATTATCACTGACCTTGCAGATTCAAAGCATCTTTTGAATCTTATAGGGATGAATAAGTATATTGGGACTAGACTCGAAACTCTAACACATGTCCAACAAAGACTTCTTGAAGTAATGCCTTCTCTTATAGAAGAAGAACAAGAACAATACGCGGCCTTGGTGACTAAAGGGCCAGCTAATTAAGGAGATTTTATGCAGATTCAAAAAGAAGTTTTTGATCCAAAGATGCTTGCAGATTTTGACCTCCAAAACTTTGAAGAGAATCATCGTATGGATTATGAAGAGTGGCAGAGTATGTTCAAGACTGGTGAAGTAGTTGTTTACTCTGCTAGGACAGAACAACTTGAATTAGCTGCTTTAATGGTATTAAAGACCACACTAATTGATTGTGGGATGTGGTATTTTTATTCTATAGCTGTAGCTGAGCAATATCGAGGCATGAGTTTTGGAACTAGATTATTTAATAAGGCTATAGAATCTGAAATAGCTACTGGGATTATTACATCCCATTGCCACATTGAAAATGTAGCTTCAATAGCCTTTCATAAATCTCTTGGCTTTAGAGCTATAGAATATGTGCCTGATTTTTATGGTGATTATGAAGATGCTATCATGTGGTCACGGCCAAGATAATTGAGGATTAGATGGAACCTAACAAAATATCAAACGAGTATCTTCATAGGCTACAGGCTGTGTATCACGAGATTTCTAAGAGAGGAATCCTTGTATCTCCTGAGCGAATAGCCAAAGCACAAAAAATAGTGGCAGAAGATATAGAGAAACAACTGGCTATAGCCTCTAAAAGCTGGGGATGCCGGTGTTATCTCGGAGGCGCTAATGCTAATAAGGCTGATAAGACAGAAGTAAATCTTAATGCCTCTAGCGGCTCTCGAACGCCTTTAGCTAGACTTAAAGAACTAGGCTATACTATACCAAAGATCGGAGTCCGTGATGAAGATGGGAATTATGTATCTAAAGAATCTCTGGCAGAACTCACACTACAAAAGATGTATGCTGCCAATCAATTTGGCGTCTCTGGTGGTGAGCCTTCTTTGCGTGCTCTCTTACGCATTAGGGAGCTTTCAACCATTGACTCTCGTTATCTTAGGGCTAATTTTTATAATCGGAATGGCCAGCTTCTTTTCCTCTCTAACTATAATGTTGCTGGGACTGTAACTGGAAGAAGAGCTTCTAGGAAACATATCTTTGGATATGGGAATAATGCACAAAACTTTCCAAAGCATGGAGTCTTAGCATCTTTATTCCGTTCTTGTCTCATAGCCCGGCCAGGAAAAATATTCCTCTCTGTAGACCAAATGCAGGCTGAAGATTGGCCGGTCTCAGCTTTAGCGAATAATACTGAAGCTCTTAAAGACCTTGAGCATGGAGTAGACCGACATACAAAACTAGCCTCTATGATCTTTAACATCCCTATAGAATCTCGAACCGAAAAGGAGTGGAAGGATTCAATTGAAAGATACCTCGGAAAGAAAACTCGTCACGCTAATAACTACGGAATGCGTGCTAATACCATGTCCGATACCTTGGCAAAAGAAGGCCATGCTGTTAGTGCAGAGGCTTGTAAGCAGATTCTTACTCGTGTTAATCAAATTGACCCCAGTGTGGATTCTGTGTTCCATGAATATGTGCGGCAATGCTTGTACAAAGACCGCACTCTCACGACACCCTTTGGAAGATCCAGAATCTTTCTTGGGTTAAGAGCGGGAGATGCTGGTGGGAATAATAAGATTTTTAACGAGGCTTATTCTTATATTCCACAGTCTACAGTGGGAGATAATACAGCTTTAGCACTATATGAGCTTGAAACAAAGTATCCTGATTCCTTCATAACCCATGAATGCCACGATAGCATTATGGAGGAAATAGATGATTCCTTAGATACTATATGGGAACATGTGCAGAGAATAAGAGATTCTTTTAAAAGAACTATAACATTTCATAATGGTTTATCTGTAGATATTCCTGTAGAGGCGGAGTTAAGTTTTAACTTTAATGACTCTACAGGGATAAAATCAAAACTCAAAGGAACTAAAAAACTCGACGACGTTACATATCAAGATGTCTCAGATTCTTATCACCGTCTTAAAGAAGAAGCAGAGAAAAAAGAGCAAGAGGGTTCTATAAATGCCAAGGCTGCTGAATAAAAATTGGATCACAGCATATGCCGAGGCCATAGCTCCAGTAACAGAGGCTCCTGAAGCATTCGTGATATGGAGTGCTATCTCGGTTATATCTAGTGTTCTTAAAAAGAAAGTGTGGATAAAACGTGGGACATATAAAGTCTATCCTAATCAATACATTGTACTGGTTGGCCCTCCCGGAGTGGGCAAGGGAACTGCAATACATCCGGCACATTCTTTTCTCAAAGAATCAAAGCCCCCACTTACAAACTATATCTCTGACAGAGTTACCGCGCCTAAGATAATTGAGAAGTTACACACAGGCTTCGCGACTGTAGCAGCTTCAGGCGGGACTATAGTTCAAGGGATGGAGTCTTCATGTACTCTTATGAGTACAGAGCTTCCTACTCTTCTAACTTCTTCCGACTGGATGCTTCAATTCCTCTGCGATGCTTGGGATAGAAATGAGTTTGAATATGATACACGTAATAAGGGAACTTTCATCATCAAAGATATGTGTGTGTCTCTTATTGGTGCTTGTGTTCCTGAGTACATACGTAGACTCAATAAAGATGCGACTTCCGCTATCAGTGGCGGCTTTACTGCTAGGACTATCTTTGTTTTTGCTGGAAATAAATCTAAGTCTCTCGCTTGGCCTACTGCTCTTGAAGACTCTGCTAAAGGACTAGAGCTTAAAAATAAGCTGACTCAAGATATTAAAGCAATCGCTCGTCTAAACGGTGAATTTACTTTTACCCAAGACGCAGCATATAGATGGGAGATGTTTTACAACACCATAAAACAATCAGATGATGATTCTGATGTAGTAATGGCCTTCAAAGCTCGACAAGGTGTTCATGTAATGAAGGTCGCTATGTGTCTAAGCGCGGCTGGGAGTGACAGTCTCACGATAGGATTATGGGAACTTCAAACTGCAATTGGGCTTGTGGCATCTGTTCTCTCCACTCTCGACGTAACCTTTAGAGGTGTGGGAGAAAGTCCTCTAGCTGAAGCGACGGCAAGGATTCAAAGCATCATAGAGAAAAAAGGAATTATCTCTCGCGGTGAGCTGCTTAAAATGACTCACCGTCATGTTACGCCAGAGGATTTGGATAGGATTATGAGAGTCCTAGAATCTATCGACTTCTGTAAATCCTACACCCAACAAGGTCGTCTTTACTATGAACATAAAAATCCAGCTTTAAAAACTAAGATCAAACCGAAAGGAATAAATATCAATGTCGGAACTAGAGCAGCCAACGGAGTCAATCCATAGTCTTAGTTTCATTGCTAAGAAACAAGATGGTGATATAGCAACTCAGAAAGAATCAAACACAGTCTTCATAGTCCAAGGAAAAATAGCTCTTGAAGCGGTCGAAGATAAGATTCTAGTCCTTCTTGATAAGTTTAAGAGTGGCTATGAATGTAAGACCTGCAATGAGACAGGAGTCCTAGAAACTTGTCCATGTATCAACACAGACCATGAGAGTTATAAATATAAAGGATCTCCCATCCCATGCAGTTACTGCGGCGGAGAACCTTCGCTCTTTACAAAAAGAACCTGCCCAGACTGCAAAGGAGAGGGCACAACTCTCATAATCCCTGAAACATCTAAGGGGATTCCCACATCAGGAGTGATATGTTCTGTGGGACCGCTGTGCAAAACAAGACACATAGGAGAGAGAGTAATCTTCGGCCCTCATGTAGGCTATTATCTTCCCTTCAAAGGCAATGTTCGTATCCGAGTCATGAGAGAATTTGAGCCTATGTGTAAGATTCATGCCCTTGATAATAACCTAGCTCTTGGTGATTTTATGGCCTTCGAAGAGCCACAGAGGAATGATTAATATGCAAGCAGAAGATCTTAAATATAAAGGCTACGTAATACAACCAGAAGTTCTTGATGACTTAATAGAATCTGCAAGTCATAGAGATGGTAAAATCTGTATAGTGGCTTCAAGAATTCAAAATAGCACAACACATGCAGAATCCCAGTGCAATCGAATGTCCTTAGAAGATCAACAAAGACTTTATATAGGAAGTGCCACAGGCATTCATAAGAACTAAAAATAAAACCCACTCTCGATTTAGGAGAGTGGGTTTTTTGCTGTGCTTTTATTAATTTTAATGTGGAGCAGCAGAGATGCTGCCGCCTATGGTTTGCATGAGTAATTCACGGTCACCGTAGCCGTTGCAGGATTTACGCCAACCGTAATGTTCATCCCCGTCGCGGTCGCTACATCGTTGCCGATGCCGAGGAACCCAGTGCCGCCGTTCATCGTCGCGGTGCAGACGTAGGCGGTCGTTGTTGTCGGCCAGACCAGCGTAAGGAAGTTACCCGTCGTGAATGTGCCTCCCGCTACCGAGTAGGAGCCGCGAAGATTGGTGCAGGTAGCCGTCAGGCAGGTAACCGTTCCCGTTCCAGATCCTCCTGTTGCTGAGGTAATGGGGAATCCATAACTTTCGGGAATGGCGCTAGATCCTACGGTTGTCCAGTAGTTTCCACCAGCACTCGCAGAGACCAACGTTGATCGCAGGCCGAGACACGTCACGGGCGGAACAATTATCGATGTAGTTCCTGATGCGTTAATGTACTCTCCGCTGGCCGCTGTTATTGTCAAAGAGTTAGTTCCGGTAGTGCTTACATTGCACGCATAGACAATGCGATTCGTGTACCCAATAGACGTGTACAAGGTGTACGTGATGTTGTTCGACCCAGTGTTAAACTGCTTACACCCATCCACATCCGCTGCCGTATATGTGCTCGCTGTGATTATCGTCGGATCGCAGTTCGCGTAGTTGCTTCCAAAAAACATATTCTCCGCGTGCGTCCGCAGATTTCCAACCAACGTGTATCCGGTTGGCGTTAGATGGGTTCCATCGGACTGAAAATATGTAAGATTTGAGTATGCCCCATCCGCTCCGAGAACCGGGAGTGCCGCCGGATCGACCAACATGCTAATGTTTGACCCTGGTACTCCAGCATTTTGCGCTCTAAGGTACGTATTGAGTGCGTTCTTGTTGGTGTCTTGCCCTGTTCGGCTAATCATCGTGCTAAGAAATACCGCAGCCTTGTATGACTGTTTAGTTACGTGAGAAGCCCACTGCGACAAGTAGTTGTACGTGTTTGCCGGAGTTAAGCTGGCAACTGAAACATCATTTGTTCCCGCCCATAGCTGAAGAACGTTTTTCACTGCGTTATTACTGAATACGGCATCTTCTCTAGCCTGGGGGAAGGCCCTCATATTAGAAGCAAGCTGCCCGGAAAGTCCGTAAATCGAAGTTTGGTATGTATCGTTTGAGGCTGTGAGATTTGAGGCAGCGCATGGGCTAATAGCAAGTCCGGTAGGAGTGCCAAACGTAAGCGAGTCACCTACGCACACTCTCTGATTAACGGTAGATAGAGATGGCCTTACCGTTGTAGCTACACCCCGCTGACTAAGCACTCCAGAAATAGCCGCATAGTTTTGAGCAGCCTGTTGCTGCGTCAACTCCGTCGTATAAAACAAGGCATACAGTATGATGGGGGACCATGCACTAAGTCCCGCATTGATGGCGCACCCATATCCAGTTTGGTAGGTGTCAGTGACAAACAAGCTCGACGATGCCCCGGATGGGCTGAACGATACAGGTAGACCGTCAAGATACGCCGTGTCTGCCGTTGCGTCCAGGTTGTAAACAAGAAAGTGTGTTCCGGCCAATGGAGTAACAATGATTGAATTTGCGGTATAAGACCACAAAAACGGTATCCCGATAGCCGCCCCATCCTGGTTGAGTATGCCAGAAGATCCAATGAGTTGTAGGTGAGCAGAATTCCCGGTAGCGCAGAAAAACGCCGGATATCCCACAGGGTCACTTCCAACATTAACCGCTGGAGGTGGGTCAGCGTAGAAGATCTGTACGGACTTAACTGTAGTGGCAATAGCGGAAGGCCAGATGATGTACTGGGAACTCCCGCTGAGAGGTAATCCACCACCAGATATTGTTGCCGACGCGTGCAGCGTTGCGTTGTTTCCATTACCCGACGTGTCCGGCAAAGTTGTACCCGAAGCATCCACCATCTGATATTGCGCGTAGAGATTGGCTGTTACGATGCCTGCCTTTAAGGCACTATCTACGTATAGCGTAGTAGCCAGCTTTCCGCTTCCATCCAACGCTGTCTGCGTTGTTGCTGTAGTCCCGTTCGGAAGTGCTGGAGTACCGCTTAGATTTGCTGCGGTGCCTGTCGTGTTGGCGGCGTTGTTAGGAATATCAGCACTGACCAGCGCACGAAACGTAGGCGCATTTACTCCACCCGACACCGGCCCAGCAAGTACGGTATTTGCGATCTGATTTTTTATCGTGGCCGTAACCGTGCCCGAGTTAGTTACCGCAGTGCTCGGAGTAGACGAGTCAACTACCCCATCGCCTGTAAAGGTGACAGAAGTGACCGTTCCAGATCCAGATGGGCATACGCCATTTGATGCCGTGCAAAATTCTGATCCGTTGTACTGCGCCTTCCCCCCACCACTTGTAATCACATTAAGGTCAGTCGCTCCGGGCTGCGTAACCGTCTGGCTGGTAGTAGGGGAAGTCTGCACATAGGCACTTGAATTAGTTATGAACGGTGCCGTATTCGTGCAGTTCACATTCCCCGTAGTGGGCGAGCAGTTCACGCCGGAGGAGCCTGTGATGGAAGATACCCCAGCTACAAAATTAGCCCATGAAGTAACTCCGTAGACAGTAGACAATACTTGACCGTTAGCACCCGGGCGAATTTGTGAAGGATTAAAAGTCTGACCTCGCATAAGGCCGCTAAGACTTGCAAGGATGCTTAAAAGCATAAAAGACCTAAGCAAATAGAAACGCATATAAAATATCTCCTGTCACGGTAGTAAAATCGGTGGTTATTGTTGTTCCAACTAAAGTATAATCTGTCCGAAGCTGCCCATTGTAGAAAAGCATCATTGTAGAAGGAGTAAAAGGAATTGTAAAAGTATTAGCATTATCCACAGGCTGTCCTGCGAAAGGCCATTTAGTTATAGTAACACTAGATGCTAGAGTAGCTGTCGCTGCATTACCAGAGGTATTGTTAGTAATGTCCCCAACGCCATTAACATCTGCAGCTAAAAGTGTAATAGCCCCTGTTCGAGTATTGAACGAAGTTACTGCTGCCCCAGAATTTGATTCTACAATAGCCCAATTAGTACCATCCCAGAACATGAGTTGGTTGGTCGTGGTATTGTAGACTAAGGCACCCTGATTCAAGGGAAGGATAGTCTCAGCAGTAGGATTATAGCTCAATGGCACTGGTGTTGCCGCTATCTGTGTTGAGAATACATTCTGAGCTATTTGAAAATTTAAAGTCATCATACTACCTGTTACAGTAGCAGAGAAAACAGAAGCTGGCATTGTGGCATTTGGACTTATGATAAAAGTCCATTGGCTACCAGAAGGAGAGATAGTGTTATTATCTGGAAGAACTATACTAAACTGACCTAGTGTATTTGCTTGCACAGCTATTTGGATAGTTGTTAAAGCGCCACCCAGCCAAATAACATTTTGAGAGGCATTAGGATTGGGACGAAAAATAGCTAAGATAGTGGCCTTAGACCATATCTGTCCTAGATTATCTACAACAGTTCCAGTAACTGTGGTTGTGTATGGCATTAGCGTAGCAACCCCATTCTTTCTATTTCGTTATAACGTTTGGTTGTGCATTTCTCAATATCGGTTCTGATTTGCATGTTAGGGATATGGATGTTCTCTATCTTAGAATCACATCTTGCAAAGGCTTCACCAATGCTATTCCCGCCACCCATAGGAACCGCGATAAAACCTGAGTAGCCAGCGGTAACAAGACTATCTTTTTTATCAAGCATCACATCATAAAGATAGCATTCATCTAGATCATCAGGTTCTATTCCTTTAACCGGAACTCCTGAAGGATGCTTGCCTTTGAACTCCGAGGGATATGGGGGAATAGAGAGCCTTATTCCAGCAGCGAATTCATGTTTCCAAGAGATGTCTGGGACTTGGCCAGTGGCTATTTTATATAGCATCTCCCCATAATTACCACCATAGCAGAGCATTTCTGCCGCACTGGAATCATAACCGAATCGAGGAGTCCACTCAAGTCCCCACAGACCTTGATCGTTAGCTATGGTATTAAGATCAATCATACCAGTATACTGGATACTTTTTAAATATTTTGTTAACTTTTTAAGTCCTTGTTTATATAACTCAGAACCCTCATTAAGAGGAAAGATCAGATTCCCGGCGCAGCCAGTATTAGGGCCATTTCCCTCATTCATAAATTTCTTTTCTTCCAAAGTTACTAGAGGCAAATAAAAATCAAAGCCATTAAAAAAAGCATTGACACTGACTTCGGTTCCTTTAATAACTTCTTGTAGGATGAATGGAGCACCCTTAGTAAGTGCATTCACCTTCTCAAGATACTCTAACATATCTTCTGCACTAGAAGAGACATAAGTAGTCTCGCAATCTTGCTCCTGCCCACCATCTGGTTTATAAACATATCTTTTACCAGTCTTCTTTATAAAAGATCTAGCACTTGATACTTCAGTGAATCTCTCATAAGGAGGAACTTGAACTCCAGCCTCTTCCATTACTTCTATACCAAAGTTCCTATCATCTTCCGCGGCACAGTTAAAAGCCCCGTCTCCTAGAGTAGGGCAGTATTGAGCAGAATACTCTGCCTGTTTCTCTCTCCCCGTTAGATCAAAAAGAGAAAGATCATACTTCTTATACGGAGGAAAAGGATCTCCCTTAGCCTTAACTAAGGGAGGAGGGATTATACCGCCTAGGATGTTAGCATATTCAGGGTTCTCAAGATAAATATCTACCTTATGACCCTCAGAGAGTAATCTCTCGCAGAGCCAGCCCCCATACATACTATAAGTTGACATTGCAATCTTCAGCGGCATAATCTCCCTTTCCTCTTTTCTTCTCTCTTCTTACTTCTTTTCCAGCTTCTTTGACTTCTTTGACCCACTCTTACCAGAGTGCTGTGTATTACATTCAATGCTCTTGATCTTAGAAGCTACTTCACTACGTGAGAGCAAAGCTGATTGTCCGGCCATTTTGGTTCTCCTTTTTATTCATCATCTGATGGTAGATATTCGGGTGGAATATCATACCAGTTAGAGTTATTCTTATTCCTTCTATGTGTATGTCTTCCAGAGTGTTTCTTTTCTTTAGGAGGTAATAACTTACGCTGTGCAAATCTTCCTGGGGCTCCAAAATCTCCAAGAAGATCACGCTCTATAGGTCTAGGATTCTTTCCAGCGACTGCATGAAGTGCATCTTCTACATGTTCTGCCGGGGAGCTAATCATAGGGCCAGAGAGAGTATTAAGAAGATGATATCTCATAGCACCATTAGCAGCGTTAGAGTAAATTCCAAAGCCTAAGATATGAGAGACTGATTCTATATTAGCAAGGATAGCTCTTACAGAATGAGCCTTAGAATCAAAATCATACATCTGTGTAGTACGGTTCTTTAATCTTTCCGAAGCATCTGTTTTACCAGAAGCATTATCAGCTATGAATTGGATCAGATTACCAACATTAGGAGCAAGAAGTCCAAGGGTTGTAAGAGTCTTTAGCATACCTCCTATATTAGTTATGCCCTTATCATAGAACTCTTTCTTCAAACAATCAGCAATGAATCTTGACTGGTTGATTGGGTAGTTATGATACATAGTAAGAGTCCTACCCCAAACTGTATTCTGCGAGTAGATAGAACGATTAAAGATATTCTCTTTAAAATTAAGCTGTTTATCCACCGCTCTGTACATTGCCTTTTCATAATCCTCAGGAAGCGGCTTACCTCTCTGTTCGATTAATTTCTCCGGTTCGATCCCTAATCTTTTTAGCTCTGCTAAAGCATACTGCCTATGGCGTGATGATTCACCTACAAGATCAGTAGCAGCTTGTTCAAGAGTATAACGAGATGCTTGAGCTGAGATAGCGATCTGATGAAATCTAACATCTGACAATCCAGGAATAGCCCAATTCTTATGCAGCATCTCCCCAAGTGAGCCAGGGAGATGCTTTAGAATAGGGTTATTCTGAGAAGCAAAATGTGCTGCAAAATCACGTCCATAGACTTCTGCCATAGCTCCTGATTGGGCTATAGTCTCTAAAGCCTTAGCTCTACTATCTGTATAAGGAAGCAAGTCCATCATAGCTTTAGCTACAGTAGTATAGTTATTAGCCTGAATGACATTGAGAATCTGCCCCGTATGCTTGAGCCCCGCCATAGGTGCAAAGGCGAAGTTAGTAGCTTTCTTTACAGTGCTCTCGAAAGAGCCCGGCCTATGATATATAGAGGGATGTGAAGCAGTATAGTTAGCTTGATTTTTAGACCCTTTTGATTTACCAGCAGCATTTTTATCCCATTCAGAGCCTTCGATTCCACGGGCCTCGTCTTGTAGAGCTACGTTAGTAGCATCATGGAGCGCGTTTCTAAAACCAACGCCTTTCTCAGCTTCAGCATTATGATGAATATAAAGCATAAGTTCATCATGCGGGCCAAGAATCTCAGTGCGAGCCAATCTCTTAGCCGCGCTTGAGACTATACCTTCGTTTAAGGCTGTGTGGTGGATTGGGGTATTAAGAGCATTACTTACTTCTTCTGCCACTGCCGGAGCATTAGTCTTGGCATTCTGTATAAGCCTTGTCTTATGTTTTGCCGCTGCTTGATTCAGTTCCATCATAGTATCTTTCCAAGCAGCCCCTGAAACTGAATCCCCCAACATATGATTTATAGGGGAGGCATGATTAGTGATCTCTTCTACAGATCTACCAAGCCTTGTAGTTCCTTTAGCCTCTATCCCTACTTCCGACCCCTTAGTCATTTTCGCAATAGCCCCACCGAGATCAGCTAAGAATCCACCCATTTAATTTCCTGCCTTTCTAGCTTTCTTAGCTTTAGCTTCTTGTGCCTTGAGATACTTAATATTCTCTCTACTCTGAGAATTAAAAATCTGGCTCTTAAACTCATTATCTATAGCAAGCCATTCTTCAGGAGTCTTGGCTTCGAGGATAGATTTATGGATATAAGTTGCCCATGATTGCATTCCCTTAAGAGCCTCTGGATGCCTAGCGAGAGCCTTCTCATAAGGCCTCATTAGTCTTTGAATGTGCTCTTGCAGAAGCTGTCCTTGCCATTGTGATTGCTGTCCAGCAGGCAAGAAGCGCGAGGATGCAAAGACCGGTTCACCATTAACAAGCTGACCTTCTTCTGCAAGAAGACTAAGATGTGTACCAAACCATCCAGCAGTCTGGTCGAGGACTGATTTACGAATCCCTTTAGATCCTACACCATACCATTCCATCTTCTGAGCTTCTCTCAGAAGCTTCGCCTGTACTTCCACAGGAAGATGTTCTTTCATAGCCCAGTTAAAAAGAATACGGTGGTGTGGAAGTTCGAACTGAATAAGATCACCATTCATGCCCTTGAGGAAATCATAGAACTCATTAAAGTTATCCTTGGCAATATTACCAACCCCAGCCTTAAAATCAGCTCTGCTTCGGGGAGAACGAAGATAAGATTTAAAGTTCTCGGCTATAGAAACAGTATGTGAGGCATAACCTCTAGGAGTGTTAATTTCTTCAAGCTCTCCTATAGAAACATCGCGGCCTATTTTCTGGCTGAGGGTCTTTGCAAGAGTAGCCTTTTGCTGGAAAGGAAGCTCTTCAAACATCTTCTTCGCGGTTCCACGGGTAGAGGTAATTCCATTCTCTAGCTGATTTTGTTTTACCTCAACCTTAGCAACTACATCTGACACCTTATTTCCAAACATCTTCTCTAGCTTCGCCGCTTGAGCATTAAAGACCGGATTACTCTTTCGGGTCTCTTCAATATCATGCTCGACTTCTAGTTTATGAAGCTCTGGAAGATGAGAAGGTGCTTCTTCTCCAGCTTGGTCTAGAAGTTCAAGATACTTTGCTCCTACAAGAGCGCGCTTGGATTTTGTAATATCCCTCAGATTCTTCCCATCAAACATCTGACGGGAGATGGAGTTCATGGAGATAGCTGTGCCTTTGTGTAACTTATCTGAGACAGGATCAACAACATCTCTGTTAATAGTCTTAGGATGTACTACTCCTTTTTCTACCTCATGTTCTACTTCAGCAACATGGCTTTGCATCAGGTCTTCTGCTAGAGGTCTCCCACCAATAGAAAGAACATTAGCCAGCCATTTCTTAATCAAAGGCGCTGAAGCTACGACATCTCCGGAAGCTCCAAGAGCTGTAAAAGCTATAGCGCCTTTATTAGCTTCGGAGGTATCTCCAGAAGATATAGCGAGGCTTGTGAGATAGCCATCAAGAGCATTCTCAGTCCTATTGATAACAAACTTACCAACTGCTGTTTTAGCAAGTTCTTTTGTAATGCTTTTAGTTCCTTCAGGAAATAAAGCCCCACCTTCTAATCCTACGCTTTTTAATATCTTAGCCCCCGGCAAAGCTTCATAAAGAGGCAAAGTAGCAAGAGTCTCTCCAAGCCACCAAGAGGCTTTATTCAGAGTCCCGACTCTAGGATGCGTGCCATGGAAGAATAAGTTACTCTGGATATTATCATATAGTCTAGCTTCTAATCCAGAGGTCAAAGTCTTAGGCGGCGTTTTAGATTTCTCAATATTAGCAAGCCTTAAGAACTCATCATTAGCATGACTATGGATTCCATCTACACCCACAGCTTTAGCAAGGATCTTATTAGTAGTCTGAATCCCCCGGAGAAGAATATACTCTGCGCCAGTTTTAATCCCTGTTATAGTATCAAGCTCTCTAGAAGCAGGAGCAGAGGCGGCATAGGTTTTAGCCAGATTTACATTCTCTGAAGGTCCATTACCAAGAGCACCGCCTTTAATATTATAGTGATGATCTTTTCCAGACTCAGCTACCCAGTTTGAGGCATCAGGAATAGGTAATTTGGAATTAGTATATGCAGGAACTACATATTTTTTATAGATCCCAAATCTCACAGCCGCCTTCTGCTTTTCATCGAGTTTCTGATATGCTGGATTATTCCTTACTCTATCGAGCTTTCCGGCAATAGAAACTCCCCTCTCCGCAAAAGAAGAAAGAAGAAGCGGATTACGCTGTTCGTAAGCACGATTAAACTTGGCCCCTTCTACAGGGCCAAGTTTATTTAGCATCTCGGTGTCTTGAAGAGTAGGCACCTTATTGCGGATCGTAGGAGTCGCCACCGTCTTGGACGAGTGTGCCGAGGTCGTCGGGAGAATCTGACTCGTCTGCTCCTGCTGCAATTGGTCTGGCATTTGATACCGTTCCTTTCCCAAATGAACCGACTAAATCAGTAAGTGCTGGGTTGCCGTTAAGACCGTTAGAACCAAAGCTAAGGTTCGTAGAACCACCTGCGGTTGAGGCTTTGTTATTAAGCTGTGTTAAAGCATCATTGGCATACTTGACTTGTATATCAAGATATTGAAGATCTGACTGTGCTTTTGAGATGGCTGCTTGATCTGGTTTAGTATTTTGTTTCATTAAATCAATCTTACTCTGCAAAGCCGTTCTTTGTCCCACGAGCTTAGAATAGTTAGTAGTAGCAGAGGCTATAGTAGCATTAAGAAGCTTTTGATTAACAGGAGCATCTGTAATTCTCTCTCCGGTTTTTGGATCCCAGCCGTTTACTTTTAGATAAGCTCCCCAATGTAAAGAGGCTTCTCGTTCTCTAGCAGCTACTAGCATACCAGCAATTCTTTGTCTAGTTTTATCTGCTGCGACTCGATCATTAGAGGCTCTTTGAGAGGCTTGATCTCTCTGAAGAGCTTGAATCTTTGTTCTCCCAGTAGCCATCTCTTGAGTCAAGGCATTCCTATCTTTAAGTCCTTGTTCAGTGAGCAGCTTAGGAACTACATACTGCTCTAAGAGCTGCTGCTTTTTTTGCTCTTGCTGCTGCCACTGGACATATTGAGGATTTATATTAAGTCCTTCAGTTCCAGCTTTCTTCAAGAATTGATCTGCATATGGGGTCTGGGACTTAGGCTGCGCTTGTGCATTTTGGCCCTGTTGAGATTGCTGAGGCTGTTGCTGATTAGGAGCTCCTTTATCCTTAGAAGCCATTTCTGCAACTTTAGCCTCCGTAGGATTAGCAGCATTATATTGTCCAGCCTTGGCTACCTCCTGCTTCGCGGCCATCATAGCCTTAATCTCAGGAGTATTATTAGCCTCTGGATCAGTATAAGAAACATCAAATGCTTTCTGTAGCATCTTAGCATGTTTAGGATCTGAGAGAATATCGTTCATCTGTTTCTTATTAGACTCTAAAACTCCCTGAGCTACTTTCTTATCTTCTGGAGAAGCATTAGGATCATTCACCACAGTCTGTGCATTCTGGATATTCTCATTAGACTGCATTACTTTAGTAATAACTTCTTTGTGCTGCTCGATCTTCTTATTCTTAATTGTAGCAACTGCCCCAGTAATCGCATTCACAAGATTAGAAGTCGCATTAGATCTACGAGCGGCTGTTATAGAAGTAGCCTGATTAGACATAGGACGTTTCTCTTGTATTTGAGTCCCTTGTGCTTGCTTCTCTTCCTTAGGATGCAGAGTCTGGGTCTTAGAAACCATAGGAGGAGCTTGTGTAGGCGTGCTAATTTTAGCAAGAAGCTCGTTCAAAGATGTTCCGGTTCCTGAGGTTTCAGCAGGCGCAGAGCTTCCTGGAACACTTGCTGAAGCATCAGGATTAGCGATATAATACGGGATTGTAGAAGAAGTAGCCATTTTTATAAAACCTTTCCTAGGCTAAAAGAGCAGCCCCTTCTATAATAGGTGTTGCGATACTTGAGATCTTAGAGAACGTAGACTCATCTGCTCCATGCTCAGAACCAGCAGTTTGCAGCGAATTAATAAGAGTGTTCTCTTCCGAAAGCTCCATATTAGCATCAGTAGAATTTAGATTAGTATCAAACTGTGCCCAATAATCAGAGCCTTCAAGAGCTGAGGAAGAGCTATTAGGACTAATCCCCGCTGCTGCTTGTTGGCCTTGTAGAGTATTAAAGCCTTCTTTACCAGTTGTCATGGCGGCATTATTAGTGGTCGTTACAGCATTTGAAGTGGATGTTCCAAGTCCTGAGAGAGCTGTGCTTAGAGCTGTACCAATGCCTTTACCATAAGTCTCATCAAGAGCAGAGGTAGTAGAACTTGAGATCGCTGTAGATGTTGGAACTGTACCTGAAGAAGTAGAAGTAGCCATTTTAATATCTCCTAATCTGCGGCCTAAGTTGGCGCATTTGTGAGGTTGAATCTGATTCTATTTGTGTGACTCTGCGAGCTATAAGTCCGGGTTGTCCAGTTCCACCAGAGCTTCTTTGAAATTCAGGATCTCCAAATAGAATAGTATGATACTGCGCAGCGTAGTCTAGCATTCGTAATTTAATCGCCCCACGCATTGCAGCCGCATATTCTACAATCTCTCTCCACTCATCAGGCATGAGATAAGGATCAGTAGCTATTGGAGGAGAAGAGAAAGGACTTTGTTTCTGATACCTCATATAGCCATAGTAAGCCTGTATAGGTACTGGGGCAATCCAAATCTTATTCTCAAACCTACTCCAGTAAGCCGGAGTCCCAGGAGTATTAAACATAAGCTCAAGAGAATCTATCGTTTTATACTGAAGAACCGTCCCCGGATTATTATTAATACTCGTAGGAGGATAAGGCTCGTAGTAAATATAAAAAGAAGGAACAAGATTCGGTATATCTTTAGAAGCCAAGATGGTGAAATAAGAATAGTCATAAGATGCCTGCCCGGCGATTAAAGATACTAGGGGTCCAGTTTTCTCAAGGAGATTAAATCTATAGTCACGACTTAATTCTAAGATCGAATCCGCAATCCATTGATAGATCTTAGGCTCTAGGTCTTGTCTCTGTGTCAGGCAATCCCATACTCCTCCCGTAGGAGCACCAGAAGTAGCCCCTATCCCCCACGCTAAATCTTGCAAAGTTAAAAGCGCCATTATCTTATTCCTTCTTAAGAAGCACTATAGGCTATTGTAGTTATTCTAACTATCACTGTAAAAGAATTACTTGTAGCATCTATATTAGCAGGATTAGTAAATGTTAAATTTATAGTATTTAATGTGAGGTCTATAAAAGGTAATCCTAAAATTATATTATCTCCAGGATTACCTGTCACAGAGGCTTCTATAAAATGCTTGGAAGTCAAAGTCCCATTTGGATAAGTAATATTCTTAACACCACTAGAATTACGTGCTAGGCCAAAAGGAGTTATAGACCATTGATAATCAGAGAAAGCTAATTGTATACTATTATTAATAGCTTTAGCAAAAGAAGAATTCTGAATCTTCTGGTCTGTAATCCCAGCCGGATTCTGAACTACTTGTCCAGAGGTTGTAGAACCTGAAGTAAGAGCCATTAGTCATACTCTCCTTCTGAGAACTTACCATTGAACATAGCCTTTACAATGATTCCTTTATAAGCATCAGAGCTAAGAGTAAGCTGCGGACATTCTCCTGTAAAGACGCCGCTGGAAGTATAAGTCTTTACTTGAGTAGAGTCGTTTACTACTATGGGAGTAAAGGTTCTATTTCCTACCTGAACATTAATAGTTCCTTCTCCTCTAGCTTTTACAACAACTCTAACTGTTGAAGGCTTGGCTCCAATCTTAAACTCTTCTTGTTTAAAGACTACTGTAAAAGGAGTGGCTGGGGTATATTGAAAAAGGCTATTAAACTCATTCCCAAGAGTAAGAACTATAGGGAATGATATTGGAATAGCATTAGCTTCCGCAGTATTATAAGTTCCTTTAAAATTAATATAAGCAAAAGGAGCTAGATACATATCTGGGATAGCATTATCAATAACCTTCTCCAAAGCCTGCCAAGTCACTGGCTCTATTCCATTTTGTTGTGTTATAACCTCAGTCGTTGAACCAGTAGCATTCTCGGAAATAGTTACTGTTGTTGATCCTATAGCTGTAATTCTAGTATTATCTGGGATATATAAAGTAGCAGTAACTATATGTCCAACTACAAGTCCAGCTATAGAAGACACAGCAGTTATAATATTACTCCCTGTAGTAAGTGTTCCTGTAAAGGCCACATTTGTAGCTTGATCTAAAGCAGTAGCACCAGCCGCACTTGCGAAAGTTGGCTCTACTTGCCCAGAGGAACCACAAGAAAGCGGACTTGTAGAGATGTAATTATTATTCTCATACGGTCTTTGTGACCAGCCATTAGAACCTTCTATAATTCTATCGGTAGATAGATATAAAGGAGCTAAATTAGCTATAACATTAGACCATCTCTGTGAAGCCCCCGGTGTGTGATCTTCTGCCCAAAAGCCAATATTATTAGCCGTGCATGTCCATATAACAGAACCATCTGTTATTGTTCCGTATATACCAGGTGTTGAAGGACATAAAGTGCCACTTGTCCCAGCTTGTGTGCATTCGTAAACAAGAGCATTGTTATAAATATCTGAACCTAAAGTCAGAATAATATCACCAAGAGCATAAGCTGTGGAAGGAAGCCAACTAGTATTAAAAGCTACTCCCGGAGTAAAAGGAGTTGTTGGTTTAAGACATTCCCAAACAGCATCACCATCATTAGTAGTATTACCCGGAGTAAAATCCCAAGTGGGTTCGGAAGTGCCACACATTCCAGAAGTCACTAATTTAAAAGGATAGTAATTTCTGAACTCACTAACTTGCCTATTTAAAATGCATAGAGAGGCACTATAAAATGTATTAGCTCTCCAGTTAGGATAAGGAGATACTCCATTTAGAGCGTGCTCAGAGTAATTAACTGTGACAACTTCTACAGAGCCTGAGCAACTTGTAACATCAACTTGAGCAATATTGCTTAGCATTAATAGCAGCTGTTCATTTGTTATAAGCACTCTTGTCCATCTTTGACGCTCAATAGAATATTGCCAGACAATAATCTGATCTGTGTTTGTTGGTGAGCTGGGGGCGATGATTCCAGTCGTGAAGGCCAAAAGATAATAAAGATCAGCCTGAGCATTAAACCCACTCACATAATATGCAGGAGTAGGATTATAATAGTTATATGAAGCAACATCTCCACTTAGAAAAGGAACAGAATCATCAACAGCAGTGTTGATTGCTACCCCATAGGTGTTAATATCATTAAAGATCGCTGCTTTAGCAGTCCCACATATACCCTGTGGCGCGGCTCCAGAAAAGACAAAGATATCAGATTCTGAGACAAAGAATCCAAAATTACCGAATTGAGCTACTGTAGAAGAGAAATTAGAACCTACACCAAACTTAGAAGTCCAGAGTGTAGTAAAATCAAAAGGCTGTACAGAAACAGCCGTAGGAGTCATCTGAGTAAGACCTTCTGTTCTAAGAAGGTACATAACATTACCCATAGAGAATGATCCTACTATTTCCGTGGAGGAATCAGTAAGAGTGTTATAGCCAGCCCCAGTCCTAGTAGGTGCTACGACTTCTGGATTAAACTGCGTATAGCCATAAGGAGCACTCCATGAGACTCGGGCCGGCGAATATCCATCAACCTCTTGGTATACATTAAGATGGATAAGATAACCAGAAATCACATTCATATGCAAGCCGACTGAGTAGCCAACTTCTCCAGCTACATAACTAAGACCTGGAGTATAAACAGCATATTGGTAAACTGCGGTAGCCACATCTAACATAGGGATATACGCAATGCTATTAATTACCTGTACAGGTCGATTCCCATAAGGAATTGCTGGCGTCAAAGGATTTACAAAGTCATAGACAAAAGAAAATACTCCGGAATTATTGGTGTAGGTATAAGTATTACCAAACTGATCTAGCGCACAGAGATAGTTACCACAGTTGAAGACATAGAGAATATATGCCCCTTCAACATGGCCATCAAGTACAAACACATAAGTCCCATCAGGTCTAGTGGGGCAATTAGGACTTACAGTGACTAAAACTCCATTCTGCACTACTAGATTATCACACTGGACAAAATCATTCGCCGGAATATCAGTAGGATATTGACTCGAATTTACCCCACCCCACGGAGATTCATAAACAGCCCGGAATGCTAATCCAGAAGGATTCTGAGGAGTAGGTTGGCTTTGTATAATTCCGCTTGGCATATCTATGAATCTCCGTCTGAGGTTAGAGGTTATTTATGTACTACGACTGTCACAATACCGGAGCTGATTAATGTGATATGAAAACCCTCGACCCACCGAAAGTCTCCAAAATCCATAACATCCCCAGTAGTATTAGTCTTGCTATTGATAATTGTTCGTCCGGCATTATCAAGGATTGTCAATGTATCAGTCCCGTTCGCTGTAAAATCCTGCCAGACTAGAGATTTTACATAAACTGGAAAAGTAGCAATAACCCCAGCAGTGTCTAGACTCCAAGGATTACCAGTAGTATTATTCGCCATTCTGGTTCTCCTTAGTTATAGTTATAAGACACTAGAAGTTCAACGCCGTAGATTACTGCTGAGCCAGTCGCAGAACCAGTTACTGTCCAGACCAGAGGATAGCACGCATTTAGAGCAGTAAGAAACGCTGGAGTAGTAACAGCCACTGGAGTTACAGAAGGGCCAGTGGTTTGGACGGCCAGGGACAAAGCTCCTGTGAGAGGAATCGCAGTAGTAGCCGGAGCCACATTATTTGCAAATACTACCTTATTAAGGGCCACAGAATTAGCAGTAATAGTTGCCGTCAGATTCTTGTAGATGAAGTTCATCCCATTAATCTGAATCCCTTTAGGACGAGAGGTAAGATTATTAAACTGCGTAGCGCCAGTAAAAGGAGGATTACCGTTACTATTAAAAGGAGCAGTAAAAGTAGCTGGGGGAGTTGGCAAGAAATTAGCTCCACCCGCTGCTGTAGAACCCCATTGCTCTTGCGAATAATCCTGCACACCATACCGAGCTAGGATTCGGGCCGCGAGGTCAATATAGAAAGTCGCTGTAGCAGTAGCCGCCACAGTCGCAGTCACAACACCGCTAGTTACTGAAGCCGTTGCAGAGGCCGTAGTATCCATAGCTGCTGTAACTGGAATAAAAAGAATCCCATCCGGCACTGGCGTATCTTGCTGGTAAACACCTTGAGTACGCATATATTATATCCTTCTCCCTAGAGTGCAGTGCGCTAGGTCGCGGTTAGAGGATTAAGACTTAGATAAATATGTCGTTATTCTCAATATCTAAGGTTGGTTCTGTGAGCTTAGGGTCAGGTTTAAGATCTGGGTCTTGGACTATAGTAGCCATATACTGAGCTTCTGCGAGGGCTATCTCACCGATAAGAGGAAAAGAATCAAAATCATCCGAACACTTCAAAACTCCCCGCTGCCATTGCAGTTCGGAGAGCTTAGTCTTTTCACCACACACACCACAGAAATGCCACGGGCCTTCTTTATAAGTATGTCTTATTCCGTATTGAGGCATCTTTATACCTCCTACTTATAAAAAGTGTGATGGCCTATGATTCCTGTAGATGGATGTTCTGTAGGTTTGCGAATGATATTATCTACAAACCAGCCGCTAGTAGTTGCAGCTACGTTAGCATAATAAAGTGCGCCACCTGTAATATCCTGTGTCCCGATATTAAGAATCTTAGTGGAAATATCTTGTGCTGATTTCCAGGCCGCGTCTGCTACAGGAGGCCAGAGAATAGTCTCTGGATCGCTGTGGACAGTCATAGAAGTGAACTGATTCTTAGCTGTGCAAATCTCATAGATGCTCTTATTATAGGTTATAGCCCTATTCCTAATAACACATCCTACTCCAAGCATCCCTTGCTCACCTTCTCCACGAGCTTCTCGATAAAGAGTAAGTGCTAGAACTGTAAAATCTGAGTTAGTATAAATCATCTTTATAATCCTTTTTAAAATCTTAATCAAGAGCGGGAGGAGAAGAGGGTCATAACTCCTCTTCTCTACTCCGGCTTCTTGATATTATACTCAGAGCCTCACATCGCATAGCGAGGAGGTTATAGAGTATAATCTTTTAATTACGGCCCATTTGAACCCCAGGTTCCTAGCCAATCAGTAGCACCCGCGCTCATTCTCATAGTGGTCTTCTGTTTAATAGCGTCGGTATCAAAATCATCATCGAAAGAATCCTTAGGCGCACGGCGCATAAAGACATTAAGAGAATGATTCTTCTTACCCGATACCATAAACCAAGCGCTCTGAGAGGTAAGATAATGACAAACCATGAAGGTGAGATCTTCACCAATCAAGGAGTTAATATCATTATCTCCGGTTCCTGGTTTACCAGAGCTTCCGAGAAGCTCACGGGCAATGAACTTAAGCTCCGGTGGAATCACAATCTTCTCAGGACGAAGAGTGATAGGGAGTCCTTGCGAATCAACCATGCGCTCAAACTGAATTGAAGCAAGCTGAATAGCAGTAAAACTCAAATCAAGAGCCGTCGAAGGACTATTGGGATAAGTACCAGCAGCATAAATCACATTGCTGAGAGCACTCCACTGCGCAGTAGCAGCAGGGCCGCCAAGAAGCGGGTGCTGGCTGTTAAACAATGGAAGCCCATCTGTAGTAGTAACATTGCTAGAGAACCCCTGATTAAAAGTATTCCATGCAACGATTTCCTTGGTATAACGAATAGAACGAGCAAGGGACTTAGGTGCCTGATTGATTATCCCATACTTATCATCTTCCATCAACTCAGCAGAGGTACGAACTCCGAGAGCATAGGTAAGATGAATATACCGCTTATCGCCACCTTGAATCATTGACGTATAAGCTACGGGAGTATTCTCTGGCTTCTCCTGCAATGGCCCAAAACCGGCCATTTTAAGATCCTGCTCATATTCTGAATCCGAGGTCATTACATTAAAAACGCTAGGATATTCTTCAGCACGCTGTTCTGTCTCCTGCGCATCAACATAAATCTTATGCAACCCCGGAGCCATAAGTTTTGGATATGCTCCACGAACCTGTGTTCCAGCCATAATTATGGTTCCTTTCTTTTAAAAGTTTAATTAATTAGGAAGCTGCCGAGCTGATGCAAGGACAACAAAACGAACCCGAGCATTTACAATAAGCCCATCGATAGGATTAATCCCTACGACTGTAACTACTGTATTAGTCCCCGGAGTTACTTTACCAGCATCGACATACCATTGACCATTAGCATCAATAGTAAGTCCATACTGAGTTCCGATAGAAGCCTGTGTAGGAGTATAATCCGCTGCTACAGTACCAGCACTGTTATCAAACTGACCTTCAAAGATAGTATTTCCGACCGCCTGTTCGAAAAGCGTCCGACCATCTGTGATGGGAGTACCCTCTGCAATATTTACTGCAGAAGCCTGATAAGGTACATTCCCATAAGTCTGAATCGCGCCCGGAGGTCCGATCTGCCCAAAAGGAGTAGGCGCCCCCTTACCAGAGGAAGCCAAGTTAGAAGCAGGAATCAAACTAAATCCAGCAATACCCGCTGCGACAGTAGTCCCATCCCAAGCCTGTACAAAGCCCCCAGAAAGTTGCACCGGAGTACCAATTTTAAACGTCTGTGACAATTTCTCAGGAATAGATGCAGTAAGAGGAGTGCTATTAGAAGTTGACTCCACTGACCCAATCTGTTCGTGATATGTAAGATTTGGACCCGCCATATTTTTAATCCTTTCTTAAATTAAGAATCTGTTATTAAACCTCAATGCCTGGGGTATAGAATTCCATCTTTCCTTCTCTACGAGCTGCCTCATAGTCAGAACTAAGGCCCGCCTCACGAAAAGTTCCGGCTGCAACATCCATACCTTTCTTAGCAGCATTTGTTTGTTTTGTAGCATTAATCGCTCTCATATAAGCATGACGAAGTGCTTGAAAATAAGTTGCTTTGTCAATCTTCATACATACTACATCATAGTATGAGTAGTGGCCTTCTGAGTCTTTGGCTACTTCGTGAGAGAGGTTGTTGATAAGATCTTCCTCTTCTACATAAGTAAAGCCCTTAGCAATACATCCTCCAAGACGCTGAGGATGCTTATTTACCCAGCGAGCTTCATAGTTCTTATCCCTAAGATCAACCTTAAGAATATCAGCATCCATAAAAGGCTTTGCTGCGATTGGGATGTCGAGGTTAAAGATATCTTCCTGAGTAAGTTCAGAGAAGTTAATAATTGGAGCTGCTTCTTTACTTAGAACCTGGCCAGCTTTTGAAGAATCAAACTTAGCTTCTTTAATCTTCTTAACTGTTTGAGCTTCCATAAGTTTTGAGAAGGCTATAATCTGTTCAGGAGTAAAAACTCCTGAAGCTGCTTCTGTAGCCTCAGCCACCTTCTGTTCATCGTGACTTAGGGGAATTACTGGCTTTACCTTAAGTTTAGGACGCACATAAGGTGCTGGGGCTGCTTGAGGAATAGCCTCGACTTTAAGATCAAAAGAATCCTCAGAACTAAGACTCTCTGTACCCACGATCGGACCATTATCTATAAGAGGATTATTAGACATATTGCACTTCCTTACGAGCAGCAGCCCATTCTTTCTTGTTCATTCCGAATTTACCAGCAATAATCTCTTCTTGAGCTGTGAGAACATCTTCCTCTTCCTCAGCCCCACGACCAGAATGGCCACCTGTTCCCTTGGAATCAAAGGTCGCAGCTTGTGCCCGCGTCTTTAGCTTACCTTCATTAATCTCAGTAATATGATCTGCTAGAACTACTTTATAGCAATTCTCAATAGCTTGAACATCACACTGATTCTTCAAAGGCTGTTGTGCAATAAGAGCATCTACCTTGGATTTAAAATCCCCATGATAATACTCTTTTTCATTGAGAACATCCTGCTTAGTTGCACGTGCCGCCATGACTAGCAAGGCTTGATTAGTAGGCTGTAGGAGCTTCCGAGTAGCCCCCTCTGGGTCATCAAGCCAATCAGTAGCATCTATATTCGCCTCTGCTGCTCTACGCTCGTCTGCAATCTTCTTAGCTGCAGCTGCTTTCTCAGCACTCTGTGAAGCAATAAAGTCTATCACAGGCTGCATCTTAGCATCGAAAGAGGTCTGCATCTCGCCGAACTTAGTCTCGATAGAATCAATCTTCTCAAGCTTCGATTTCACTTCCGAAGGCTTAAGTTCAATATCATCTGTCCCACCGTCATTACCACTCTTATCTTCTCTCTGCTGCTGTGCTTCCTTATTAAACCATCCCATACTAATACCCTCTTTCAGTTTATGACTCTGAATTTTAATCCTGATCTTTTAACTTATATTGCTTAAGAATCCTTGAAAGTCCGAATAAATCATCAAGGGCTCTTGAATAACCAGAGGCTCTACTAAGAGCCAAGGCAGATGCTTCTGTAGTGTCATACTTTTTTTCAAGTACTTCATCTACCAGAAGCATCTTATTGCTAATTAGGAACTCGGCCACCAGCTTGAACTCCGCCGACTGGAATAGCGCCTCCACCTTCTGCTTGCTGTGGAACAGCCGCTCCACCGCCTTGCTGTTCTCCACCAGCTCTATTTGTGGGTTGAGTTCCTGCGCCATTGCTAGGAGGTTGTCCATTACCGAGTCCTCGATTATTCTTAATTCTTGAAGGTACAGGAATCAGACGGTTATAATCAGCATGTCCGAAATTCTGTACGATCGTTTTCATCAAAGCGTTCTTTGCTTTTAACATCTCAGTATAATATTCAGCAAGCTCTGCATTAATCCCAGGAGTCGTCAGAGCCTGAATAATCTGAGCATCAGCAGCATAGAATTGCTGCATTGTTTGAGCTAGAAGAATATCATTCTGCTTCTCAACCTCTTTGTTAAGAGATGCTGAGGCTGGCCGAATTGCTAGTCCTAACTTTCCAGATTTGACATTATCAAATGCTTGTTTAAGGACTTCGGCGTTGTCACCAAATTTCCGCAACTTAGGACCAATCCCAAAATACGAATACATAGCAGCAAATTTGCGTCCTGCCCTTGCGTGGGCAGAACGCATGTCGGAGATTCTGAGAGAGGTTCTATTATTTTGCTGCTGCATTACTGCAAAAGTTCCTTGTGCAGAATAGATGCCTCTCTTTTGATTTACTAGTCCTCCACCTGCACCACCGATGGCTGGATCAATACCAGAGCGTTCTTTGGCTAAGGACAGAGTTAGTTGCTCACCATTCGTATCCATAGCGGCGCGGTTTGAAGTATCAAGACGCTCGATCTCATCCTTATCAGCTGGAACTAGGACACCGGGATAGAAAGTAAGAATGCTATGAAGTTTAGAATTCTTATTAAGTCTAAAGGCTGTTGAGTTAGCAAGAGTCCCAGCATCTATACGTTGGTTATGTGATGTTGAGACTTCTTCCTGATATGCCTTAAGCATCTCGGCAAAGCCGTAGCCATAATAATTATCATCATCATATGCTAGTTTTGCGTCTGTAAATACTTCCATGTTCTTAGGATAGTAGTTATAGAACGAGAGTAGCTTAGTCTTAGAATGTGGATGATGTGTACATACGATAGAGAAATCTTCTCCATTATGCTGATACTTTACCCAGCACTCATATAGATCATATTCAGCAGCATAATCACTAAGCCCTAGTCCTGTAGAAAGACCCTGCTTCTGTTCCATATATTCTTGCAGAACATCCGGGCCATCTCTATCGGGAGAGGCTATGATGTGGTCTATATCAGCATTATCATAGAGCTTTGCTGCTTTAAGATTCTCAAGTTCATGTCTCTTGAGGGTTATGATACGAGCCTTGAATCGAGCTGAATCAATATCTTGGCAATTAGTATCAATAAGAAATTTATTAAGAGGGACTACTTCAGGCCTTGGGCCATCTTTAGTAGTTACAGTATCAAAATTAATATCTCTCGCAGCTTCAGAGCGATCTAACCCATAAACCTCAGGAAGAGCTTTCTCCGTATGATAAATCCAAGGGGCCGCAATAATACCTGTGCCATTCCTAATAGTTCCGGAAGACCAAGATTCCTCTACACGATAAAAATCAAGCTCATCAGGATCAAGAGCTACAGAGGATAGAAAATTCTCAAGTGCTGCTCTTTGATCCTCTCCTTGGCCATTATCTATGTCTCCATAGATCTTTGCCGCCCATAGTGGATCAGTCATGTATATCGCCATCACACGAGATAGTAGATCATCACTATGCGTAGCAATAAGCTGAACTATAGTATTAGCTGCATTTGGCCAAGGAGTGTTCTTTACTTCTGACAAAGGAGTTCCTTTATAAAGCCGCGCCCACTCTTTAAGCTTATTCTCCCGAAAATTACGAGTCCGCTGAAACCAGTATTCAGTCGTCTCTTCGACAAACTTCCACATAGCATCAGTGCCGTCTTTTCCGAATTGAGTCTTAACTATCCGAGCTGCTGGCATTTAAAGAATCCTTTTTAAGCAGTTGCTACAGGAGTAGAAGTTACTACAGTAGTTGTGGTGGCAGGAGTCTGATTTACAGACTGTGCTACTGCAATAGTCTGTGCAACTCCAATAGCAGTATTAATAGCACCAGCTACGACTGTAGATGCAAAAGCACCAGTTCCCTGTGCCTTAGCCGCTGCTACAGAATTATCAATAACTGAAGATGCTAGAGAAGATGCGGCAGTAGCAATAGCCTGGTTCGACGAAGATAGAACAGAATTAACTCCGCCTGTCAAAGCTGTAAGAGCCTGCTGCGCCATAGCCTGTTTAGATACGCCACTAACCGTCTGGCCATGAATAACCTCAATCTCATTAACAATCGACGGAATAGCAGTAAGTGCTTTAAGAAAAATAGACCAATTCATATCTGTTGCCACCTTTGTAAGTATAGGAATAATTGTAGGTAATTCAGCTTCTACAACTGGAAGCTCTTTCTTTACACAAACCTCAACCTTAGTGAACAAGGCCTTTAAAATAATCCAATGCGAAACCAGCCAACTTACCGAGGAATCCAGCAATAACACCTCCCGCAGCGGCGTAGAGAAGGATTTGTTTAATCTTCATCCTTAACTCTCCCTGCTCATTTCTAAGTTCTTGCATTTCTGTCTTTATAGCTGAGATGCTTACTTGATTCTCTTTATGCTTCTCCGTCATCTCTACTCGAATTGCGGCTGCATCGGCGCGATATTCTATAATGCGGTCTTTCAAGGCATCCACCGATGCTGTTAGACTAGCAAGCCCCATTGCTATAGAGACTAAGCTAACTTGTTCTGTTTTAACAGCTACCATAGATTAATATCCTGTCTGCGTGAGTCTTAGATTTCTTCTGTAAACAGCCTCACGCCTAAGAACTTCATTTTCAAGATCATCATCTTCCGCTTCAAACGGCCATACTGAAGGGCCGTAGCCTAAGGTATCAAGAACATCTATGAGTTTGCCAGAGGGATAAGATTCAAACTCTTCTTCGAATTCTTTCTGGCCTCTGCTATTAACCCAAAACTCTCCACGTTCAAAGATAGGGCCTAGAGAATCAATACGCATTTTCTTAGCATTTGCGGTTCGAGGAGTTTTAAGTTCTCGAATCTTAAGCTTTGCGTATTCTGGGTGATCTCCTTTTTCAGCATTGAGTTTGTATTCTAGATGATACTTAAGATATCTCTGGGCTGCGATTGTCTCAACCCATATCTCATCTAGCTTCCAAGAAACAGTAGCTAAGAAAAGCATTGTCTCTATAAACTCACCTATAGAACAAGCCTTGGCCCATACATCAAGAAGGTATATTCTGCGAGGATCTTCTGCAATCCCAGTCACTGTTATAGCATGTCGGCATCGTCCTGTATTCTCAGCGTGGTTAGGGTCTACGATCATATACCGCTTGAGATTGCGGGGGGCGATATCTTCTATAACATCTCCTTCTTTAACATGATGTCTAATGAGGACTTTCTTTCTCTGCCTACTTCCAGGCTCTGCTAGAGTATTAACATCTGCATAAGTAAAGTCACTGTCTTTTATAAACTCATAGTAATTAAGATCAGCTTTTTTAAACTTTACTTCATTCGGATTCACAGGACTGTTAAGGAACTGACAAGAGAAAAGATAAGTTCCTAATCTACTCTTCCATCTTGATAACTTCTCTGCTGATTGCTCCTCGGGAAATATAGGAGTCCCATAAGGGTGCATTTCGCAGCACCCACCAAGAGCAGAGTGAGTAGTGAAATTAAAATAAGGCTCGTTAGTACGGATGTAAGAATTAAGATCATTATAAGACCACCTATTACCTACGACAATCTCATCGTTATCACGACCACCATTACCATTCTCAGCATCCATTACACCGACAAGAAGTTGATGATATTCAATCGTCTTCTTCATTTCAGTCTCTGAGGAATAAGCATCTCGACCTACGAGATCATCCTGAATAAGCATATCATAGTGGCGAGACTGAAGTGCAGCTCCTACGCCAATAAGATCAAAGGTTCCTTCTCCGTGCATCTTACCTTCAGCAGTTCTCTTCTGATGATAAGACTCATCCTTCCAGGTACAAGAGCTGTCAGGAATAATCTCTGGGAATAAGAACTTAAAAAGGTTATTAGACTCATAAGGAGTCCGAACTTTGATTCCGAGCTTTACAGCATTGACCTTAGTCTCTGAGATGATAAGAGTTCTAAGATCTTGCTTGTGTGCTCTACGCATCCAGAGAATGAAGTTATCGTTATAACCCAAAGTCCTCATATGAATCTCGTCTATCTCAGTAAAGGGAAGTGCTCTCCATATAGGAAAGCATTCTGAATAAACAGAGGATTTAAAATGATCTCGTGGGATTTCAATAACTTCCTTCAGCCCATCTTTTTCCACGACTCTGCACATTTGAAAGTGTAGATTCTTAATAGGATCAGGATTAGTCTGAAAGCGTTTCTTACCAAGAACTACTTTCGAGAAATAAAAGAACGAACCTAGAGAATTAAGCCTATGTACTTGCTTAAAAAGATCCTCTGAGGAACCCGCTAGGGGTTGGGGGATAATACGCCAACTCTGAGTTACGGCATTAGGAAGATAAAGCGCCCCTGTCTCAGATACAAGCTGGTCTTCATTTATCAAGTGAAGGTCTTGTACTGAGTAGGCCATTTTTTAAAATCCTTAGTTTACTGGAAGCTCTGCTGTATCAATCTCATCAAGAGTCTTTTGATCTATAGTGTCTCTCATCTTAGTAGCCTGTACAGAAGCATCGGTGGCATTCATAGTAAATGAGCCATTAGTAGTAACTTCGATCTTCTGTGCTTCTGTCGGGGCTGCACTTTGAAGAAGGCTTAGAAGTGATTGACCTGTTATAGATGCTTGCGACATATCAGGTTTAGATTCGAGAGATACTGAAGTACGAGATACACGAGATAGAGTTCCTTCTCTATCCATAACCTCAGTGATAGCTCGCATCTTGATTTGCTCATTCTTAGAAAGCAATGCCGATCTAAGTCCAAGAAGCGCCATAGGTACCATAGCTCTTAATTCTGCTCTAGAGTTCTCAATATCTTCTCTGAGATCTTTATCGTAAGAACTTATAACTCCAGTAGCGAGTTCAAGCATCTTAGATTGAAATTCTTTAGTTTGCTTGAGAAGGATTAGGGTCTGCTTATTTATACCAAGATGATTAGAGATCTCTTCGTTAGAGAATTGTCCAGAGGAACATAATCTAGCAGCCTGCTCAATTCTAAGCGCCCGGCGCCAAGTACGCCCAGGGGCAAACTTAGCAGACTGTACTCCTGCTATAGGAGTCTTTGAAGCATTGGGAGTCAGAGGAGTTACTGCAGGAGTATCTTTAGGATCAAGAGGATCACTCATTAAGCCGCCCCTTCTTGCTCTGCTCTAAAGGCTGCAATAGGATCAAAGTGCTCAATCTTTATAGAGGGCTTACATAAAGCAGAGGCTGACTGAGACGTAAGGGATTTATCCCAGGCATATCTTTCCTTAAACTCAAGCAGGACGCTATGTATCTTAGGAGTCGTAGATATTTTAGATTCAGCCATAAATTCTCCGTGAAGGAAGCCCTCTATGAATATTATTATGGCCCTATCTATATAAGGAGTCAAGATTTTTATCCTCGTGCACGTTAAGTTTCAGGGCTAAAATCTACTGTACACAGCCCTAATTATAAGGTGTACGCTTCTCCCTCGCGGCCCCGGCATCGGCTAAAAGCATAAGAGCCTCTTAGAGCTATAGCTCATACTACTTCTACAACTGTTCCTTATCATATTATCTCATCCTTAATTATTAAGGAAATGGATTTTTGTAAAAATTTATTTCAGGTCTCCCCGGCACCACAATCGCGCGCGCCGATTTTTGCCCCTCCCCCTATAGCATAATCACTATTAGGTTGTCAAGTAAAAGCTGTGGAAAACTCAAGATATAAAGTGTGCGATTACCGCACGATAAGGGCATTTAGATGTTTCAATACTTGACTACTCGAGTATAATTAAGACAAGCCACAGAACAGCAGTGGTGCTCTATAGAGAGTTTTCCTATATGGAATATATCTATAGAGAGTTTATATAGAGGTGATAAAGATGGAAGTCAAAATGATTTTGAGCGATAAGCAGATTGCCGTATTGACCATGATGGATAAGACGCATGAGCATGAGATTGTGGATACGCTTCAATCTACAGTCGATGCCCGAATCAAGGGTATGCTTGCGGGCGCCAAGAAGTCCTGCGCTGACAAGGCCGGGAAAGTCTACGATGGCTCTGTGAAGAATAAGAAGATTGCAGAGGCGTTTGAGATGGCCGGAGTGTCAAGGGAGTCTTTCATTGCGGATGCTATCTTTGAGTTGGAGAGCATCAAGCTGTAGTATTGCTATCCTGCTGATTAGGCTAGGACGAGTAGTGGTTTTGGCGGCGCGCCCCCCACAAGCCTAGCCTATGAATGGAGTATAGGAGTCTATAGTTATGATAGGGGGTCTTGGAAATGAAACCAATGCCAGAGTATAAGGACTACGATACACGCAGGGAGTTTGTTCAGGCATATAATCAATGGTATCAAGATGTTCAAGCGCTGAATAAAAAAACCTGCGCGCAGATAGATGCCGCGGACTCAGGACTTCGCAGAGGGAATAAGCTAGAGCATAAAATCATCTCTAGGCAGTCTAAAGAAAATCAGAAAACTATCCATGATGCCGCGCTTACTAATCCTGTTCTTCGCTATATCCTAAGGCGTGAAGAATTCTATGCAAAACAGCAGTTTTTATTCGCGGAAGCTCAAGAGAGGATTTTACATGCCTAATAAGTATAAATATGAAGTAAAATTAATTCCTAGCTCTGGTTATCTGGCAAGAGTGCCAGATGTGGAATTTATCATAATAACTCTACAGGCTTTTGATCTAGCAAAAGCTATAGACTTTTCACACACACTTTATCCTGATTGTGAGATAATCTCTGCGCATTTAGTTTATATAGTGAACTAGGGCGCCCGCGCTCAGGGCTAGCCCTAACGGTCTTAGGGCGCTAAGACTCAGGTTCTAAGACCGTTCCGGCCACAGAGACTGGACTCTCTTAGAATCTTTATTCTCTGTACTCTCTAAAGCGCCGTAGGCGCTCGGAGAGCGAGGGCTGTCCCGGCGTGTACCGCGTAGCTTCTTTAGAATCATAGACTTAGGCCTTTCGGAACACGGTAATCCCGTGTACCGCTCTCTACCCCCCCTTGGAGCGATCTCGACGCTTGGACGCTTCGGCGCTGCTAATCATAACGCGCTCTAATTATCATCGCTTGCTTACGCATTAGCGCTTATATATATTCTTAAAAAAAAAAAAAATTTATAAAAAATATAAAGACTTATAATAATTAACGAAGGCTTATTGCTAGGAGCTTTGGTTAATTAGTATGAAGTCAGAGCTTCGAAGGGCCAAAGGCCCCTGCGTCGAAGACGCTCGAAGGGGGTATGTGGGGAGGGACAAGGGAATACGGTGTACCTAGAGCATATGTCTTTGATTCTAAAGGACTTGAGTGGTACACGTCTTTCCAGTCTTTGGCCTCCTAGCCATAAGCAGCCTTAGATATATAAGGACACAGCCCATAACTCTTGACAGCCTTAGAGATAAGGACTATGATTTATATATCAGGCGCTAGAGCACGGCCCTGAGAAGATTAGATTCTAGGAGAATTAAGAATGCCAAGAGAGATAAGAGCGTTTGAGTATAGTATAAGGCTAAGAGTTCTAAGCTCCTCTGCTTTAGGAGCTACTCAGCAGATGAATAGGCTGGTAGAGAATCTACCTCTACCAGAGAAGATAAAGATTCTTCAAGTTATTCAAGAACTCGGCCTCTCCGAGATTGAGACAACTGAAGTAACTGAAGTATTTGAAGTAACTGAGCCACTAAGATCGGCCTCTCCGAGAGAAAAACATCTCGACGAGGATACCGTACTACAGCTAAAAAAAGATATGGGCCTTATGGAAGAAAAGGCTCTAGAAACTTCAACTTCACTAGATGATTTAAAAGGAGAATAAAGATGGGAACTGAAGAAGTCCTTAGCTATAATGAGCGTCTAAAAACCTTCACCCGCCTACAGGCCATAACAGAGTATTTAGAGACGATTCAGAAACTCGCGCTCTTGGTACAGAAAGAGGAGATTCAAGATTTTCTACCAGCAGAAGAAATAACAGAATCATTCCTATCGAATGCTATTCTATCATTATCAGAAATCGAAGCTCAACTCTGGGATTAAGAATCCTAAGAACACAAGCCTAATAACTTGTGTGTTCTACATAGGCTCTTTGAAGAGATTGAGTATTTGTCGTAAGCATATATTCTCTCTTCAGCGAACAAAAGACGCGTATGTAGAACACAGAGGTTATTAAAGCTCTAGGAAGGAGGATATATGAATCCTACAGAAAGACAACACAGTGCTGTCAGCTTAGCTCTTTGGTTAAAAAACTCAGATCTAGCAGCTTGGCTTATGGTCTTATATTATTTTAATCATCGCTACGGCACTCCATGCTAACCCGCCGAAGGCGTTCTATAGCATCTTGGTTCTTAGAATCTATAGTCTCTACAGAGACTAGAAAGGAAAAATTATGCTTACGCATTACGTCATCAAAGGCATTATCTACTATCTCTGCGCTGTTCCTTTTATCTCAATCTTTGTCTTTGCACTTATGCAAATGACCTCAGAACACTTAAAAGAAAGTAATTTCTAATGACCAAAGCCCTACGAACCCGAATCGCAGAGATAGATTCTAAAATCTCTACCCTTGAAATAACTCTGGCAGCAGAGTTAGTCTATGAAGAGAGTATAAAGAAGAAGACTCTTTTACTCTCCAAAGGCTATAAAGCTCAGATAAAGCATCTTCTTTTATCTAAGGCTTCTATCATAGCCAAAACGAATGCTAGGAAGAGAAAGAATCCTCTTCAAGAAGAGCATGAGCAGCTTAAAAATGCTATTATTCTCACAGAGAATAAAATAAAGCTTTTAAAAAGCTCTCTAATCTCAAACGCTTATATACTAAGCGAAGCGAGTCAGCATCAGCCTCGAAAGAATACTTTTATATCCATTAAAGAAATTCTCGAAGAACAGGAAAAGATTCAGCGAGAGATTCAAAAGAATAAGTCTCTACTAAAGCGCCAGCATCATGCTTTAGCATCTTTCTTGGAAAGGAATAAAAATGCCAAAAAGAATTTTGTATGAATGTGACAAATGCGGAATGATTATAGAACTAGATGCTTTACCTCGGATTTGGGTTTCTGCTGAAATTAGACAACCATTTTATGCTGGTGATGATGAAGAATTTAATCGAATCTGGTGTGCTAAATGCTGGGTAGAGATAAATACAAAAGTTTCTAAGAAAGCCAAATCATGACCGAATGCTTCTTCTGCGCTAAGTTTTATCTCCCTTCTACTTCTACCGCCTCTGAAGATTTTAAAGATACCTTCTGCTCCTCTCTCTGTGAGAATATCTCCTTAGAGAATATGGAAAAATCAAAAATAGAATCTTCAGAAGAATCCGCAACCCCTAACGACCGTGCCACTGATGAGAAGACGATAGAAAAAACCATCGGTGGATTCAAGATCAAGATTCCTGAATCTTTAATCAAAGAAATAAAATCCTAGGAAGAAAAGAGAAATAGAAAAATGGCACAGAGATATTTCGTAGTCCCTATGTATACCGTTCGTGATGGCGCTTCAGTCTACAACACTCAAATCAGCACTAACTTTAACGACGAAGCAACTGCTACAAAGTTCGCAACAGAACTAAATAACGCCTACGCAGTAGGTCAAGAGGATAAAGTCAAAGAACTAAAGAAGCAAAAAGAAGAAGCTAGGGAATTGTAATGTCTAAATCCACAGAGATTTATCCAAACTCCCACATGACCCTATCTCCGGAGAACAACCCGGAGACGGTCATAGCTAAGATGTCCTTACTTTCTAAAGGACTAAATTTTCTATCTTCTCTAACCTGCTCGCATAAGCATACTATGCTTATTAAGTTTGATATTCGACACAATGCCAATCCCAAGTTCCGTGGAACTCGGCATGAATATCAGACGATAAGACTGCATCCTAACAGTCAGTATTATAGATGCACCGACTGCCGGCAAAAGATTCCTTCAACATATATGCAATCCACGATTCAGAAGACAAATCCTTCTTAGGAGATTTAAGATGAGCAAAAGAGTTGAGCTTCAGGTTGGAGATATCGTAAGGATAAATAAAAAATCTTGCTTCTCATTTTCAAACGTCTATGGTAAAATAGTAGCTATCAGATTAGAAGCATCATCTTTTAATTATGATATTTTTTTACTTAAAAACCCATACAAAAAAGATAGAAAACCTCTTGATACGATATGGCCTATGCCCAGAGAGATGTTAGTGAAAATTCCTACTCACATGCTCAAAAGAACAAAATAAGCCCTTATCTAAGGCTGTCAAGGTCTTTTCTACTTGACATTCGCGCCTTTCGGAGCTATCCTTATAAAAGGTCAAGCCCCTAAAGACCCGAATGTGAGATAGAAACCACTATCTCGCCTAAAGCTCCTAGAGCTTTATAAAGAGTACAATGTACAAGCACTCTTTATTCTAACAACCGGAGGAGTCATAAACCTCCCATCACCTAGAGTCTTAGCAGACTCTTTTAAAACTTAATCCTTGAAAGGTAATAACTACTATGTCCACATCCGCTGTAGTTCCTTCTGAGACTCCGGTCTCTATCGCTGTATCCCCTGAGCTTATCACCTTTGCGGTTTATACCGTAGAGACTGAAATCAAGAATGCTGACAATACTGTTTCTAAAGCCGTGGCTCTGAAGCATACGTCCTCGGATAAGGAAATTACCAAGTCCAAGGAAGATGGTACTTTTCTTTTCGAGCAGAGCGTTACTGCCTATCGCGTAGGTTCTTTGGAAGGCCTTACTGAACTTGTGCCTGATGCTGAGGAAGCGGTTAATATCATCAACCGTGGTATTCAGCAGAAGTTTAACCAGAAGGTCAAGGCTTTCCTTACAGAAGTTGACGCTGAAGGTAATCCTGTCTTTCAGCAGGTTGAAGGAGCTTTTGATTCTAAGGATTGGATTCAGGCTGAGACAAAGCGTCGTAATCTTTCCGATACTGAGAAAGCTATGAAGTTTGTTAATAATCTTGATCCTGCGTTGAAGGCTATGCTTGCTCAGATGCTTGCTGCGCAGCCTACCGCTTAGGTTGGTTCAATAATTGAATAATTGTCCTTCTCAAAAGCCCTTAGAGCCTAAAAACTCTAAGGGCTTTTTTCTTTTCAAGACGAAGCCTATAGAATATAAAATCTTTATTCCTCTAGGCACTTTTTATCCCTTGACACTCGACTTCGCCGGTGTTACAATAAAACATTAGCCTACTTACTAAGGTGAGCCTTAAAAAATGACTACGATCTTCATTACCGGAACACATCCTATTACTCCGCGAGGAGTAGATTTTAGTATCTATAAATTAAGATTTAAGACCTCCTCTAGAGGTGACTGGGCTAATACTGTAACTCCAGTCCTTACTCTTATAAAAGGCTTAATCCCAGCATCTGATAGAGCTTTTAATCCTTCGACTAAAGAATGGGAAATCTCCGCAGCTAAATGGCCTTCTTTAGAACAAATTCTAAAAGCCATGCCTTCTTTATACCTATCTTATGTAGATTCCTCATCCTCTACAAGCTCTAACAAAGCCGAAGAAAGAGTTATCGTGGATAAAGAATATGCTGAATCTTTTTATCAATCTTCTGAGAGTGTTCAGACCTCTTCGAGTATTTCACAAAAGGGTATTCAAGAGGCACTTTCAGATATATTAAATATCAAAATGTCTGAACTAAGGTCAATGAGTGATATAGATTTAAAAAGAATATATCGTAAAACAGCCCTTATCCTCCACCCAGATCGTAATAATGGAGATGGTTCTAAGATGAGTGAGCTTAATATGTATTATAATCTTTATATTCAGAAATGAGGTTAATAAAAAAATGACGCCAGAGCGGAAAGAGATGGTTGAATTGTTGAGAACTGCTAGATACCATTGGCCGTATCCAGCAGCAGAGAGCGATCTGATGGCGAGAATCACTCCAGAGCTGGCCCAGAAGATAACTGAAGCTGGAAATTCTCTGGATTCCGCTGATGACGGAGAACGCGTTGCTAAGGCATTGCAGGGCGTGGATGATGGTTGCACATTCATCCAGTTAGAGCC